CTCTAGCAAAATCACTGTCTCATCATGTCGGAACCTTTGATCATTCTCAAAAAACGACCTTGGAAGTTGCAGAATATGGCTTAAAAAAATTAGGTCTAAAATGCAAAAAAGGTCATGAAATTTCTATGTTAGATGGATTTCTGGCAGGAGCCGGAAAAAACAATAAAATCTCTGCTGTCGCAAAAGATTCTTTAGTCAGCACTGATTTCGTGGATAATTATTTGAAGGGAGTCAGATAATCATGCCTTTTCAATCAGCAGTATTTATTAATCAGGGCGCAGGCGTACCAGGCGAGCAATATAGTGATGGCCCATGGAGGGCTCAAAGCTATCAAATCAATTCCGACAGCGCTGCTAATAACATCATCGGAAAAACTGTCTGTTCTATTACCAGCGAAGGCGTTTGTAAAGCAGGTAATACCGGCGGCACTTCTGTCATTGCGGGTTTGATGGTTGATCCAAAAAATATCGCTTTATTTGGAACAGGCGGTATCCCCTTAGCACCGACTTTAACCGTACCAAATTTCACACAAGTTGAATGCGCGACGATGGGGAGTTATTGGGTAACTTTACCTGCACCCGCAGCAATCGGCGACTGGGTTATTTATGACGAAACGACCGGTGCAATTAGCACTGTAACCCCGGGAACCGCGTTACCAGGTGGCTCACAGTGGGCTAATGCTGTAGTGGATTATTTCACAGTCAGCGTTGCTGGATTGGGCGTTATTACTTTAAATCCGGGAGTCGGTCAGCCTACAAACGTAGGAAGTTAAAAAAAGAGTTTTAACGGAATACAACTTATAAAAGGGACTTTTTATATGTTAAGCCATGTGCAAAAAGAAAGATGCTATATCCCTGCTAAAAATTTTAAAGCAGCGATGGATTTTGATCCAAAAATACACGACTACCGATCTTTAAGTAAAATCGGTATCAATATTAGTCCTAATGCCGTCAAAAAAATGATGGAAGGATATAATAAAGCGCTTGACACTGTCGCAATGGATGCTGTACAATCTACAATTACCACAGCTTCGGTTTCAACTCCTGTACAATTTTTGCAAAACTGGTTACCCGGTTTTGTGTTTGTCGCGACAGCCGCCCGAAAAATCGACGATATCATCGGTCTGATGATCACCGGATCATGGGAAGATGAACAAATTGTTCAAGGGATTTTAGAACGCGTTGGTGCAGGCCAGCCCTACGGCGACTATACAAACGTACCTTTATCAAGTTGGAACGTAAACTTTAACTATCGAACCGTTGTACGATTCGAAGAAGGTTTAAAAGTCGGTATTTTAGAGTCTGCTCAATCTGCTCGTATGCTTGTTGACGATGCAGGTATGAAGCGAGAAGCTGCTGCTCTTAATCTCGAAATCAATCGTAATGCTGTCGGATTCTATGGTTTTAATGCCGGAAACAACAACACCTACGGATATTTAAATGATCCAGGTTTAGGTGCGTATGTTGTTGTCGCGAATGGTGCCTCTGGGTTCCCAGCTTGGTCAACCAAGACATTTTTAGAAATCACAAAAGATATTAGAACTGCAGTCGTAAAACTACGTACTCAATCTCAAGATACAATTGATCCTGAGAAAGTTGATTTAACACTTGCTGTTGCAACCGCAGCAGTTGATTGGTTAACAACGACCTCTGATTTCGGCATTTCTGTGCGCGATTGGATTCGTCAAGCATATCCACGTATGCGTGTCGTATCAGCACCTCAATTGAATAACGCTAATGCTAACCAAAATGTTTTCTATCTTCATGCTGACAAAATTGATGATATGTCAACTGACGGTGGTCGCGTTTGGATTCAGCCTGTGCCTACAAAATTTCAGGTATTGGGTGTTCAACAATCAGCCAAATCTTACGAAGAAGATTATTCCAATGCCACTTCGGGCTCCATGTGCAAGCGACCATTTGCAGTTGTGAGATATTACGGTGTGTGATATTTAAATATTATCTTTAGCCTTCGAAAGAATTATTTTTTGATAAATTTTCGGAGGCTGTAAGAATCTGTAAATTATCCTCACAATGCAATCCACAAACCTTATCATTTATTAATGGAATGATATGATCTACATGATGGATTATTCCTGTTTTTTTAGTTAACTCAATGCATTTTTTATAAATTTCTAATATTTTATCTTCATTAGCCCATTTCACTGTCGCCATTAATCTTTGCGCTCTTCTTTTAGCATTTTTTTTGTATACTTTATCTTGATTTTTTCTCCAATAATAATCTTCATATTTTTTAAAATACTCTCTATTATTTTCCCTAAATTTTTTTGAATATTCTTTTTTCCAATTAGGATTAGACTCCATCCATTTTTTATGTCTTAATTTTTCTTTTTCTTTGTTGTTATGATAAAAACGTTTTGATCTTTCTCGGCATTTTTCTTTATTTTCTTTTTGCCAATTACTTACGCGTTTATTAATTTTTTCTTTATTTTCTGCGTGATATTTTGCATGTCTTAATTGTTCTTTTTCTTTGTTTAATTTTCTATATTCAGCAGACCATTTTGATTGACATAACTTGCATCGATCTTGTAATCCATCTTTTTCACGAGAAGCTTTACTAAATTGATCGAAATGTTTTATAATTTTGCATAGATTACAATGTTTCATTTTTAATATTTATCCCATGTTATTTTGTAAGAATGAATCTTACTACAGCTCAAGGGATTTTAAAAGGATTTTATAAATGCCCTATGTATATTCAACAGCCACCTGTCCGATTGCGTATGTGAAATATGCAGAACCCACGCCGTCAGAGCGTAACGATAGGTCTTCATCTGGCTATAATAGAGTGATAAAAGAAGTCGTTATAAATGGAGGTCACGGACTTGCTGATAAGCATCTCTTTACTCCAAATGGCGTTGCAACAAAAGTTTCTGACGAAGATATGGAGTTCTTATTGCAAGATCAAAATTTTCAACAACATCATAAAGACGGCTTTATCTCTTATGATAAGAAAAATGTTGATCCTGCAAAAAAAGCATCAAATATGGCAAAAAAAGATGGCGCGGCTCCTCTGACACCTGACGACTTTAAAGCGGGTGAAAACGATTGGGAAGATTGCAGAATTTATAGGGGAATCCCGAAAAACAAACAGTATTTATAAAATGGATTTTATAAAATGTCTGAAACAATATTAACATTCGATTATGAATTGTTTCAGAAACAGTTTCCTGACTATTCAAATCCTATTATGTATCCCGAGGTTTTATTACAAAACTATTGGGATGTATCAATTTATTATATTACGCCTGTTGGAAACTTCGGTGCGCTGCAAGGCGGAATGAGACAATATGCAATTAATTTAATGATTGCTCATTTAATATATTTAAATTTATTAATCGGTACTGGGAATCCTAATACTGGTTCTCAAGTTCCTGGTCTCATGCAAAATGCAACCATTGATAAAGTAACTGTTGGTCTTACTCCTCCTCCTGTGCCGAATCAGTTTCAGTGGTGGTTAAATCAAACGCCGTGGGGACAACAATTATTAGCACTTTTACAGATGAATTCTGTTGGTGGGTTTTACATCGGTGGTCAAGGCGCGATTGGTGCTTTCGGTTACCAAGGAGGAAACTTCCCATGGATATAAAAGTTGTAAAAACAAATAATGCGTTGATACTTGAAAAAGTTTTAAAACAACTTAATACCAAAGTTGCAAAAGTGGGTTGGTTGGAAAATTTAAAACATGTCCAGAAAAATAGTAAAAATAAACAGAGCGCAAATCCTCCTTTTATTGCGGAAGTTGCTGCACAAAACGAATTTGGAAATCCTTCAAAAAATATTCCTGCAAGACCTTTCATGCGTCCTACGATTGCAAATAAACAGAATGAGTGGAAAAGTTTAGTCTACATTCAATCAAAAAAAATGCTGAAGGGTGAAATTCAATTAACAGATTTGTTAGAAAATTTAGGATTGACCGCAGCCGGTCAAATTAAAAAAACTATTCAAAATATTTGGACGCCATCTTTAAAACAAAGAACTATTTTACAAAGAATAGACCGATACACCAACGATTTGGATTTAAGTCATGCGACCAGAAAAAGAAGAAAATCAAAAATTAGAAATTTTATTCCGCCTGCATTATATAAGCCATTAATTGATACGGGATTGATGATTTCGACTTTAACAAATTCTGTCGAGGATTCTGCATAATGATCCCAGGACAGAATTTATTAAACATGGCATTTAGAGTAATTTCTCAAACTGCTTTAATTTATTATCATTATTTAGGTAGAACGCAAAATTCTGTTGGACAAGATATTTCTCAATACAGTCCCGGTAAAACGATATGGGGTAGTTTTCAACCTGTACCTAGACGTTTATATCAATCATTAGGTTTAGATTTTCAAAAAGATTATTGGATGTTCTACACATCAAATAATTTACAAGATGTCGGCAGGATGATTTCTGGTGATCAAATAGGATTTAACGGAAACCGATATCAATGTGAATCTGATAATGACTGGCATCCGATTGATGGATGGAAAGGATCGCTATTTATTCATGTGGGTCTTGATAATTCCGATCCTAATGTTTTCGGATTTAATGAAAAACCATTAATTAATACGAATAAAAACTTCTCCCAAGGAAATTATGGAGGAGGTAGTGATTAATGGCAGTCAAAAAAGATAATCAAATAATTAAAATTTTCTTGCCGATCATTCAACAAGGTTTGATTAATGATGGTTTTTTAAATGTTACGGTTAAGCAATCGAATCAACCAACGCAACAAGGAATTCCAAATACACCCGTTGTTTATTTTTTTAAAGTTGCAAATAAACGTTATGGATATCTGGGACGTTACGATAAGTGGGTCAACGCCCCTGTGATGGAACATCACGAAGTTCAGTACATGGAGATCACTTTTCAAGTATCAGCACTTGTTTTGCAATATCCGACTACGCCAAATCAATATACTGCTTCTGACTTGGTTAATGAAGTCGCGTCGATAATGCAAAGTGATAAGACTCGGAGTATACTCAATAATGCAGGAATAGGGATATTACGCGTAATGGATGTTACGAATCCCTATTTTGTTGATGACAGAGATCAATTTGAGGCGAGTCCCTCTTTTGATTTTACATTGACATACAAAGATGATCGCTTTTCGGAAAGTCCAGCGGTCTCTGAGTACGAATACAATATTTTGCCCGTTTAAAAAAGGAGTTTTAAAATGGCAATATCTTTAACTAGATATGTTGATATTACGTCTGGCCTTGGCGCCGGCGCTGTTGTGCAAAACAGATCATTAGTCGGTAGATTTTTCACTAGTAATCCTTTGCTACCGCCTCAATCTTATATTACTTTTTCGACTGCTCAAGAAGTTGGAAGTTATTTCGGATTACAATCAGAAGAATATTTAAGAGCGGTATTTTATTTTTCGTGGATTAGTAAAAATTTAACAAAACCTCAATCTATTCAATTTGCGAAATTTGTTCAAAGCGCAATTGCACCAACCATCATCCCTTTAAAAAATAATAATACTGTTTTAGGTGATTGGACACCCATAACAGCCGGATCATTTGTTTTAACGATGGGTGGATTTACCTTTAATATCACCGGTCTTGATTTTTCTACCGCTGCAAGTTTAACAGATGTATCAAATGTCATTCAGACCGCTGTGCGAGCACAGACGGGCGGTGGGGCAATGTGGACATCCGCGGGAGTTTCTTACAATTCAAGTTATGCAGGCATGAATTATGGTGGATTCTTTTTAATTGGCGGCGCCAATGGCGTCGTCAGCAATCCGATTAACGTACAAGTAGGTGGCGGTGGCACTGATATTACCGGAGATGGTTTATTAGGATGGCTACCAAAAGCTGCAAATGTAAATGGTACTTTTAGTCAAGGCGCTATTTACTCGACTGGTTCTGAAGTTGAAACAATAACTCAAACACTTACAAATTCTGCTAATGCATCAAATAACTTTGGATCATTTGCATTTTTAACAAATTTAAATTTGAGTTTGCAAAATGTTTATGATGCTGCGATTTGGAATCAAACGCAAAATGTCATGTACATGTATAGTCAAGCTGTCACGCCTGCAAATGCAACGACTTGGACATCTCAGTCAGCGCCAGGTGTGGGTGCAGTAAGTGGTATTGGTTTAAGCCTATCTCCTGCGATTACGACTTCATTAATCGGTACTGTAGCTAACGGTTCTAATATCATGACCGGATTAACAAGCACTGCTAGTTTATCCGTAGGTATGCCGATCACTGGTACTAACGTTCCCGCAAATACCGTAGTGCAAAGTATCTTAAGTTCAACGTCTATTACGATGTC